CTCTGCGGATGTGTGTACAGTCCTATCAATTGCAATATAGTTTCCCAGTTGCGTTGTTGATTTCTACTGCTGTTCCAGGATTCAAAATCTGTTATTGATTGATCAATCCGATCCACAAACGGCAAGACGTTTGTTCGAAAATGTCCTGTAACACCAGTGGGTCTACAATCAAAATCAGTTAATACACAAATACTATATGCCATGAGGTATTTACGGCCAAAAAAAAGCCCTGGAAATAAACCAGGGCCTTGATTTTTTTACTACTATCTAGTATTAGACAGGAGCAAAGTTGGTAGCAGCAGTAGTGAACACTGCGTTACCGGCAGCAGTGTTCAATTGCAGATCCTGACCACCAGATGCCACTGTAGCACTGGTATTAGCAGTGGTCAACAATGTAGCAGCAGTGTATGCGCCTGTAGGATAGATAGCCAAGTTCAACACTGTTGGTGCTGCTGGGCTAACTTGATACATGGCTACTGTACCCTTGGTTTGAATAGCTTGCAACACATTGTTGATATAGCCATTCACGTTTGCTGATGTAGTCAACGCACCATTTGCCACCAAGCTGAAGAAATCCAGCTTAGGACCTTGGAAGTTAACTGAACCAGTTGCAGCAATGTTGGCTGTTCCGCCGATGTTGCCATTGGCTGTATCCATATTGAATACTGGTTGATTCGTGCCGTTTGTTTTTGTAAATCCTGACATTTAAAGTCTCCTTAAGTAAGTGGGCTACTTGCCCTACTTTTATTTATCGATCTTGATAAAAATTAAGGGCTTGGTGGGTTGTTTCGAGCTTTGTTTCTGGCTGTGAAATCAAAGCGATTTACTGCTTTACCATAACCTGCAGGGGTTGCAAACACCCATCCTTCATTGCCGGGCACTTGTGCATCCAGCTTGGTCAACAGGTCCAGTTTTAGATCATGCAGCAATTCAAACAACACAAAGGCAGCGGCCAAGGCTTGTTCATTGCTGGTGGGGCTGCGCAGATATTGCAGAATGTTGTTGTATTTTTGCGGTGTCTGAGTCTGTTGCAGCCAGGCTAGAAATCCTGGAACAAGGTCACTGAAATTGCCGGTGTAGGCTGCGTGATTTGGATCCACACGTTTGTTGATGTAGTCTATTGCCAACTTGGCCAAGTCAGTTATTTTCATGGCCCGTAATTCAGCAGGATTAAACAAGGTGTTCATAACTGCTCGGTTTTGACGCAACAGTGTTTTGATTTGTTTAACAATGGGATCTGCTGTTTCCACAGGTTTGGCATAGATGGGTTCAATCAACAACAGGCCGGGCACAGGGTTGAACTTGACTCTGCTGAGTGGTTGCTTGGCTGCTCCTGCCTCTTCGTACATGGTATGCACAGCAACGCCAACTTGGGATCCTGCAATGTCCTTGCCCAGTTTGCTAGCAACTGGAATTCTGTATTCCACTGTATTTGGTTTGAATTCCACAAGGCCTGCATTTATTTCCCAGGGCTTTTCGGGACTATACAACAGGTCGCCCTTGACATAGCCACGAAAGTTTTCTGGGGTAGCAGCTTCCAAATATGGCCAGATGCTTTGATACACTGGCAACAGTGTTTGCACTCGGGTGGCCTGGTTGCCTTTGGCAGCAGCATTGGCATCACGCTGTGCCATGTGATCGGCCACAGCATCGGTACTGGTAAACAGGCCATCATATCCAACTGCACCGAATCCTGCATCATCTGTGAGCACAAATTCTCCGGTATCGGGCTTGCGACCAAATACCACAGCAGGCTTTCCGTCCCATTTTACGGACCCTTGTTTGGGCTGTTTGTAAAAAGAATCAGCAATGGCCAGCGCACGGTCAACACCCGCGGTTCCTTGACGGAACACATAGTCTTCCAGATGCTCAATGCCCTTGGCTTGGCCGCCCACCGAGGTGGGCTCTTGTTCGTATATCTGATACAGGGGCTTGGCTTCAATCAATTGCTGCATGCCTTGGTTTACTATTCTGTCTCGTAGTCTGGCCAAGAAGTTCACATCATTTTCTTTTACAGGCATTTCAGGTTCTTTAAGGCCTTCGCGGGAGAGATATTCACGAAAGTCTTTGATCTTGGCATCACGTTCGGGATCTGTTGCCAAAGCAGCATAAATGGATTCTACGTTCTTTAACGCAGCTCGATCCTGAGTTCCGCCCAGCAATACCGCAGACACATAGTCCGGATCCTGGCCACCTCGGACTAGTTCATTTGTGGTGCGACTGATCATGCCATTTGCACCCACCTTGAGCCCGGCCTGTTTGGCCAAGCTGCTCAGCAGCACATTACGATTCATGCCCTTGTAGGCCGATCCTTCAGATCCACCATAATAGAATGTGCCCCAGTCCAGATTGGGAAAAAACATGAAGTCAGTTTGCACAAATCCTTTGTTGGGATCACCGCCAATAGGTGTTCTAAGATGCACTTCGCCTAATTTACGAACCCATTCACGTGGGTCAAGCCCCTGACTGGTGGCCCATTGTGTCAGTCCTGCTGCCACTTGTTCTTTGGTTGTTTCTCCAAGATCCACAGCCAGATCCAGATCGCCGGATGTGGGCTTGCGACCAGTGCTGCCTAGCCAACGATCTTGAGGGAATTTGATACCTGTAACTTGTTCCACCCAGGCAATGGTGGCTGCAACGTCAGCTTGATTGATGCGTTGTGTCAGTGGTTGGCCTTGAGGGTCTTTGAATACATTGCCGCCTTCGAAAATTTTCATCTTGATCCTGATCCTGTTGTTTTTTATGTGCTTGTTGGCGTTTTTCTAACGGTTCTAGCAAAACGTCCTGCGTCTCGAGTGCGTATAGAATTCAGCAGCTTACGGGTTAGATTTTCTGCTTGTTCGGGTGTGTAAGTGGCATCAATCTGCTCCAGCAAATTAATGGCGCTGGCTATAACATTAGATGCTCGACTCTCAATCACTAGATCGCGCTCACGCTCGATATACATGGAATCTAATTCTTCTAACAAACTGCGGGTGCGTTTTTGCATGATTTTTATTGCAGACCTTTGATATTATTTATCGGTTTTTAATTTTGGCTAGGGTTAGCTAGCTTTGATCTGCCCCAGCAACTGCTTGAGTTTGTTGCTTTGTACATCTGCTGTGACTCGACCACTTAAGGGATCATGACCATCTCGTGGTCTGGGCTTTTCCCAGGGCTGCGAACTACCACCGCTGTCAGCAGGCGCGACTTGACTGCGGGCCTTGATTGAATCCATGATTGAACTTTGTGGTTTGTTGTGGCCGTTTTCGTCCCCACCTTCATCAGTAATGCGCATGGTTTCAATGTTGTACTCCAGATCAATTTTTTGACCAACGCCGGTCGAGCTTCGAGATTTCATACATTGTATCTGATACTTGCCGCGCTCTTTCATGGAGCGACTGGTAAAGATACCAAACACATTGTCTGCTGTGTTGATTTTGCTGATACCACCTGAAATGTGGCTGTGATCAAATTCCATTTCTTCCACTGCTGATCTGTTCAACTGACTTGCTGTTACCAACAACACGCCCAGTTCCTTGGCCAAGTTGCGCAGTTCTTCCGACACATACTTGTCTTTCACAAACAAGTCGTTGGGGCTGACCTTGGCACTCACAGGCATGACCAAGTCAAGATAATCCACCATCACAAAGTCCACTTTAATACCTGTTTGAATTTGCACTTCTTTCAGGTATGCACGAATGTCGTTCACATTGCTTTGTGCTGGCAAGCCTTTCACACGATACTGTCCGGATTTCTTGGCCACCATCTTGACCTTGAGTTCTGTTGAATCAATATCACGGCGTATGTCCTTGGTGCTCATGTTTGTGAGCATGGCGTCTGTTCTCAAACTTGTGAGTTCTTCTGATAGTTCCAGTGTGATGTACACGCCACTCATGCCCTGCTGCAACCAGTTTAGTGCAATGTTCATCATCACAAGACTCTTGCCCGAGCCCGAACCACCTGCAAAGATGTTGAGTTCTCCACGACTGAATCCACCATACAGTAGCCGATCCATCTGTGGCCAGCCTGTTGATACTTGTCCACCCGAGTTGAAATACTTGTTGATACGTGCTGCTGGATCTGCAAAGTAGTCTGTGCCCATGTCCTTGGTCAGACTGATCTGTACAGCATCCTTGATCAGTTTTTCCACAGGATCATAGTCGCCCTTTTCCAACAAGTCTGCTGCTTTTAGAATAGCACGTTCCAGTTCTTGACGCCGTGTAAATGCTTCAAACTCAGTCATGAACCAGTCATAGTGACCTTCGTTGAGATCTGGCACTGCATTCAACTTGATGCCTGTGGCCGCAGCAATCTGTGCTCGGTCTGGCAGAGTCTTGAACTGTTCCGAATGCTCCTTGATAAACGCCGCAGCGGTTCTTAGATTGCGATCAAAATTTTCTGGATTGTAGATGTTCTGCACCCGAACGTAGCTGGCAGCATCCTCCAGCATCATTTCTAGGAATAGTTTTTGAACATCAGTGCTGTAGTCTTTTAACAAGTTGTTTCTTTCGTAATTCAATTTTGATTCGGCTAGTTTCTCTAGCGTCAATTATAGTTAGCAATGTGCCCAGGCGCCCATATAGTTTGACAGCATCATTCACATCCTTGACTTCCCGGGGCCATGCGGGCATGCTCACAGCCCAACCCAGTTCCAGCGCACGATCCACTAGTTCCATACCTGCTAGATCCTGGTCAGGCACCACTGTGATTTCTCGACCAAGGTTGCGAATCAGTCTAGCTTGAGCATCACTTATAGTATTGTGCATCAAGGCAACACCGCCAATGCTGAGTGCATCAAAAATGCCTTCTGTCACAATCACCTGAGTCCAGTCTGATCGCTGTAGGTCTGTGCCAAACACATAGCCCGGCTGCATGTCATTTATGTAACGCGGATTCCGATCATCCAGAAATCTAACAGTGTGTCCCACAATGCTGTTGTGATGTGTGAATGGTATGATCACTTGTTCACGACTGGGCCAGGCACGTTCGGGACTTGTTTGTGTCATCACAGGATAATCATCCGGCACACATCTTGCTCGCACATAGTCGCGGTGTGGTCCTGTGTTACCAACTAGTTCAGCAAATGGCGGCAGGTCGCGTTCTTCAAACTTGGTATCTGCTAGAATATCCACGGTGCGTTGTCTATCATCTAGTATGCCGTGTATGCTTTTATGGCGCAGGCTTTCAAGGTTGGCCAATTCTATTTCACGATCGGGCACACCCAGCCAGCCCAAGAGCCTGCGGGCCTTGAAACTCAATGAGCGGCCAAGGATAAAGCTAGCGGTGTAGTTGCAGTTGAAGCAGTGATAACTCCAACCTTGTTCAGATGCTTTAAGACCGCCACGACTTCTACGATCTGGTGTGTCGCCGTTGTGTTCACAACACACAGCATTAAAACTGATCCAACCCGATGCACTAGATTTTCGTTTGGTAGGTAAGTATCCAAGAATGTCGAGCATTCTTACATTGTAACATCATCTATGGTAGAAATCAACTTTTCTGCAATCATTTTATGCCCTATTTCGTTGGGATGACCTCCGGGCATGATCAGTTCCCTTTTCTGATTGCCCGGATGATTGCGAAACCACATGGTGGTAGAGAAGCCTGGCCATATCTGAGTGGGCAAATCCAGTTTGATATCTTCAGGCATGATCTGGAACTGCATCATTCGAAGATTGCGCCTGGCAGCAATACCATCAAAGCTCAGCAGAGTTTGTTGGTAATTTAGTCTTGCCAACTCTGAGCAGTTGGTCAACACCAGTTGTTGCTTGACCATGTTTCTGAATTCTTGCGGAACCACACTACTGCCGTATTCCACCCAGGTTGAGTGTATAAACCGATTCCAAGGAGGATCGTTGGCGTAACTCACATGATTGGGATTGTAAAAGCTCAGCCGATCTGAGTCTGTATGCCCGATCAAGATCAGGCATTGTTCTGGCTCGGGCTCGTGATCCAGCCACCATAAAAATGTCCACATGGAACTTTGCATACTGCCTCCGGCAATTCCAAAGTTTTCCATGGGTACATTATAATGTTTTCCCAGCAGCCCCAGGAAGTTGTGACTGTTGCGATAGGTATTGTTTTGATGCCAGCATGTGTGTGCATCCGAATGCCTACATTGCAATTCTGGATCCAGCAGCTCATCGCCAAACATCCAGGAATCACCAAACCCTACAATTTTTTTAAATTTCATCTAACTAGTATACTTGTCACGGCTCCGGTATTGATGCTTATTGCAGCCACTTGATTAGTGGCCGGGTTGGTCACATATCCTGTTCCGCCGTTTATAACATTTATGGCAGATACTGAGGTGCCGGTAATTACTGCTTCAGCAACAGCACCTGCACCAAGACCAATGATGTTGACTCTGGGTGGAGCTAGGTATCCGTAACCACCTTGATTCACAGTGATAGAAGTGATCACTCCATTTGCCCCATTTGCTGTGGCTGTGGCCAATTGAATTTGTGCTGTGCCTGGATAGGAGTCAAGACTCAGCCGTAGCAAGGGATGATATCCCGGCACTGTGATGGGTTCTGTTCCGGTGCGATTATAGTATTGATAGATATCTGACACGTCTGCCCAGATTGATTCATAATTTTGTGCTGCCTGTGCCTTGATGTTGCCAGTGAAGTGATCCATTTCCAACTGGAATGTGGTCAGGCTTGCACCTGTGGTTGACACAAAACTTGAATATCGCTGAGGATTTGCATTGGTATTGCCCGGTGGCGGGTTGAGTGCCCAGTCAGGATAATTGCCCTGCAACACAGGATTTATATACACCTCTGGACCATAAATGGTAGGAATGCTTAGTAGGCCGCTGGGCACAAACTGTGGCTGCACAGAATCCACAATGTCCACATCAGCACGGGCCAGAGCCTGTGCATCCACAAACACTGCTTCAACTAGGTCGCCGCTGGCACGTTCAATTGCATAGCTCGACGGTTCTGCCGGAAACTCTGTGGTTTCTGCGGCACTGAGTGTTACCTTGGCACGACCAAATTGAGCATTGATTATGACCATTTCTTTTTCAATCAGCTGCTGGTTGCCAGCCAGATTGATCAGTCTAAACTTCAGTGCTGACCCTGTGATATTCACAGGTTTTTGATCTTGATTTACAAACTCA